ACTGCTGGTGAGTTTTTTGCATATACCAAAAGAACTGGAGAAGTATTTATAGGAAATGCTACAGAGACTATGGCAGAAGAATTTGATATAAATTCAGATGACCCAACACACATAGCTCCTGTATATTATTATGCAAATGGAGGATTGAGAGTTCACGATAGTCTTCTTACTATAGGTTTTACTGCAAATGATTATTCTAAAACTACTGCATTTGTTTATGTTCCTGCTCAATCATCACATCAAATTTATGGAAGTATAACTGCTGCTTATTATGATTTAAATGATGTACTAACAGCACCAAATATGTCTACAGAAATAGATGCATTGAATACGAATCCTGTTCCAGGTACATCAGTAATAAATAATCCTGCAGCTTCAAGCTCAAATACTACTGATAGTGGAGTACCGACTCGTAAAATTAAAATAGGAGTTGATACAGTTAGCCCTGAAAGCACACAAGGAGATGGTTTGTTTCCAGAAGGAACATACAAAGTAGGGATAAGTTATGTATATTATGATAATCAAGAGTCTAGGATTTCTGAATTTGCTGATACGGTTCAACTAAGTGATGGTCAAATACTTTTAGTTAATGCAACTATAAAAGATAATGCATTTGCAGTTTTCACAACATCCCTTAAAGCAGATAACTCAACAGCCAATAAATTAGATGGAGCTATTAGTGATACCACTTCAGCTTCAAATACTATTACTGTTCTTGACGGTTCTGTGTTTTCTGTAGGAGACACAATCAAAATAAACAATGAAGAAATGACTATCACTAACAAACCATCCGCTAATCAACTCACTGTAACAAGAGGAGCAAATAGCACAACTAAAGCAACTCACAGTGATAATGCACCTCTAAGTGTAAATTATTCTACAGGAAAATTTATAAGAGGTGTAAGAGTTTATATTAAAAACATTATAGAAACAGAAGAAGAGTATAACTTAATATTAGACTTAGATTTTATAGAGGGTTCAAGAGTTAATCTTGGAGATGAATATGATGTGTTAGCAGATAATAGTGGGTATATGGCTACACACGATGCAACACACGGTGCTGTATCAAGTGCTGAAACAAGAGCTTATGCTTTACAAAATCCTAGTGCTGCTACTTACTCAGGTATAAATGGATTTGATTTAAATGAAGAAGCAATCTCTTTTCAAGAAAATGATACATATTCTTATAATACTGCTACTGTTGCAAATCAACGTGTGTTTGCAGGTAATGTAACTTATAAAGATGAAGATGGTGTTACTAAAAGAATGGCAGATAGAATACAATACAGTCCTGTAAGAAAGTATGATACGTTTCCACAATCATACAATATAGATGTAGGTACAAATGATGGAGATGAAATTATTAATATTATAGAGTTTCAAGACAAGTTATTTGTTTATAAGAAAAAGAAGTTATTCATTATTGATATATCTACTGGTTCTGATTCTGGGTGGACATTAGTTGGAGAGTTTGAAAATAGAGGAATTGAAAATCCAGGAGCAGTGGTTAAATCAGATATAGGATTAATTTGGGTAAATGACTTTGGAATTTTTGGTTATTTTGATGGGATAGCAAACTTATCTTCAACAATAGATGAGAGTACCTGGGATGGTATTGTAGATGCAGAAAATGTACAAGTAGGTTTTGTTCCACTAAAAAATCAAATACTTATCATAGGAAATGCAGACTCTACTTCAAGTGGGGGATATTTATATGATATAAAAACACAATCTTTTGTAAATCTTACGACAAGCAGTGTATTAAAAAATGCTAAAGTTACTAATATAGTAAACTTTAATAATGAACTTTGTGTTATGGATAGTAATGGAGTATTATATAAATATAACACAACAGAAGCATCGCATACTATAGACATACAAACAAAAGAGTATGATTTTGATAACCCTTCTGTAGAAAAAAGATTATTAAAAGTGTACATTACACATAAAGCAGGGGATAATCTTACTTTAACAGCTGCGTATGATGGAGGTAGTTTTGCTAACAAGTTTGCATCTAACACTTTAAGTGATAGTGCTACAATGACACAGAGTAAATTTACAGTTTCTACTATTGAAGATTGTAAATCTATGCAGTTTAAAATATCAGGAACAGCTCAATCAGATTTTGTACTAGAAGATATTACAGTTGTATATAGAACGAAAGGAGTTAGATAGTGAGTACACCATTAAAGAAAGGTCCAGTTGCTGTTAATAGCTTAAGAAACGGGGAAGAAGTATTACAATATCACAGAGGTAGATTAAAGTTAATTAGAAAAGAATTTGGAAAGTTATTTGAATTAGAGTTTAGTAGTAAAGAGCTAAAAGAAACTAAAACATTTGCAAAGTATTCAGATGTAAAGGCTCCATTGAAGAATGCTGTAAAAGTTTTTAAGGATGGAGTGAGAGTAGCTGAAGGTAAAAGCTTTTATGGTTCAGTACCAGCATCAGGAGATTCAAATACTTTATCAGGAGAGTTTGAAAAAACAGGAGATGGAAGCAATGTTATACCAAAGTAATAGGTTCTTTATGGTTGTTCAACTTGACTATACCCTCTATAATTTTGTAAATTTGGTACAAACATCTTTACGTAAGGATTTTTCATATGGCATATAGTGTAAGAGGAAGGTTTCAAAACCAAGAAAGATATAGCACGAGACGAGAGAATCAGCTTTTAGAACTGACTAAAACCAAAGCAATGGATGTTCTAGAGATTGAAAAACAACTTCAAGCAGCCCTAGATGCAGCTGCTGCTGCAAATAAAAAAAGTCAAGTTATAGGAATTATAAAAGACGTACTCACAACAGCAATACCTACAAAAATAGATGATGTAATTGCTGATACGCTATATGCTGGTTATACAGACAATCTTCGTGACCAGACATTAAGGGCAGGTAGCATCAATATGGATAAGATTAAATTCTTGAAAAAAGTAGCAGAAAATGCTGACACCCAGTTAGAAGAAACGCAGAAGAAGATGCTAGAGGGTATGAAATTTGAAAAACAAATTAGTTCAACAGTAGTTCCTTTAGCTCAAGACGCTTTTGGTAGTATTATGAAAGGTGAAGCATATCAAAACTTTTTAAAAACCTATGGAGAAGGCGGTGAGTTTGCTAATGCTTCTTTATTGGACAGAACAAAAGCTCAGTTCAATGTGTTCAAAAGTGAATTAAAAAACTATGTGCTTGAACCTGAAGACTATAAAACCCAGTTAGCAAATTATCTTTTTCAAAGTACACCTGAAGGCAAAGCATCTAACTTTCTACAAACATTTTTTTCTCCTATGTCAAAACAAAATACTCCAGGTGAAAATTAATGGCAACTAGATTACAAAATTTATTAGGCATTCTTCCCTTACAAAATCTTTCAAGAAGAAATAATCCTACTCAACAAAGCAATCTTATGAGACAAAATTTATTTGGAATGGAAACTCCTATTAATACTGATTTACAAAATCAAGTAGGAATACAACCAGTTCAACCCTTAGCACCAATGACACAGCAGATACAACCATTCGCACCTATAGCACAACAAACACCTAATTACTTTAATCAACAAATGATAAATACTGGACTAGACAATAATTTCACCTCATCATTTACACCAGAATCTTCACCAACAATGTCAAGACAGTTACCTACTTATGGTAATGCTATGAAATCTGTACCTGTTCCTTCAGTGTTGGAACCAGAAGCTCCATATCAAACAGGTCAAGCACAATTATTTGAATCATTCTTTTCTGGTATCGGAGGAGAATACGGACAACAATTAACAGATTTTACTGCAGATACTTCAGCAGGTGGAGTTAATTTATCAATAGGAGAATTAGCAAGATTAGCTGGTTTTGATGTAGATAAATTAGAAGATTATCAAAAAGAAAAATTATTTAGTCAATTAAGAGCTGCTGGTATAATGCAATATGAAGAACAGTTTGCGAATTTAGACTCACAATTACGAAACACGGCAGAATTTAGAACAATGTCATTAACTGAACAACAAGAAGCTGGAAGTGAAGCTTATAAATCTTTATTAGGATTTACAGAAGCTGGAAGTATTTCTGGAATTGAATCTGGAAGAGAACAAGCAAGACAGCAAGAAGCAACTAAAGACTTAGAAGACGCAATGAAAAAACAACTTCTTGGAGCAGAAGCAAGTTATGTTCGTGAACTTGATGCTTTATTACAAGACTTTACAGGTGGATTCCAATCTAACCTATTTGGTGTAGCTGCAGATGCAATTCAAGCTGACCCTGAATTAGGAGGATATGTAGTAGCTGGAGCAGGAACATTGGGTGATGAATTTATTACAAATTACGCAGACATTGAATCACAATACATACAAGTTTATACATCTCAAAATATACCTCAAGGTTTATTTGAAGAATTTAAACAAGATAAAATTGCTCCATACTACAACATGAATGGATATTATCCTGATATAGAAACATTTACAAAAATGCTTTTAGATTGGTATGCTACATATCAAGAAAGTGGTACTGAAGGAACAGGAGAAGCAGCATAATGG